CTATACATGTGGCACCTTCACTCCTCATAAAATCGCGCGTGTCCTTGAAGAGTTTAGTACATATAAGCCAACACATGTTGACTTAACGCTGCTCAATCGACAGATGACGCTATATATAGATAGACAGCGAAAATGGGATGCACGAAGCCCCAAGTCATGGAGCGATTGGCTCGCTGAAATAGAAGAAGGAATCTAAGTAGGATGAGGGATACGCTCTGGGTGGCTTTTTTATTGATACTAGTATTCGCCTCAAATTACTTTGTTCAAGTACTTGGAGATGAATTTTACAAGAGTGAGCAGAAAGGAAAGATTTTTGATCTGCTCCATGTAACTGTTCCCGACTTACATGAATACAAAGCTTATAATGATGTAATTATTACACTTACCGCACTCTCCTTCTTTTTTATTCCAAATCCTATTCCTATTGTAAAGGAGTTTGGTGCAAAATTTCTTCTCATTATGGTTGTACGCGCACTAACAACCATTGTAACAATTCTTCCCAAGCACGATAAATGCGATACGGCAATGGGATGGCTGAATTATTTCAAGGGTAATTGCTACGACAAGGTCTTTAGTGGTCACACCGCATTTGTCTTGCTGGCGACTCTGATTTTCTGGAGACAGGGAATTATAAGTCCCGCATTCTTTTACTTTATTAATGCGCTCAATATGGCCATGATTATATTAACAAGGTCCCATTATACGGTTGATGTTATTCTTGCAGTGGTCATTACATATCTAGTCTATGACGGCGATTACCACGTCTTTACTGATTTTTTTAAGGCTCGTAAATAGGATGGAGGGGCGTAAAATACCCAGAATTACGCACCAAATTTGGCTACAGGGTTGGGATTCGCTGCCGCCAAAATTTGCCGATAATGTCAATAGTTTGAGGACCTTAAATCCAGGGTATACGCACATGGTCTGGGATGAAGCAAGTCTTCGTGAGGAGTGCAGAAAACTCTTTCCAACAGTAGTTGCGCGCTTTGATAGTTTTCGCTATCTTATAGAGAAGGTGGATTTTGGGCGTTTAGTGGTTTTGTATGCATACGGTGGAGTGTCCGTGGACACAGATATGAAATCGTTGAAAGCAATTGATACGACTCCGAAGATTGAGACAGCTGAACTAATAATGAGTATGGCAGCCTTTCCAAGTAATCTTTTAGCAAGTACAAATAATGCAATACTCTTAGTCAAGCCGCATCATCCGCTTCTTTTAGAATTGATTACACAAATGACAAATTCTACTGCAGAAGAAAGTGATTTTCTGACAAAAGAGCTCTATATTTCTGAAACTACAGGTCCAGCAATACAAAGCAGATTTTTTTATGCGCATAAGGATGAAATTTTCTTTTTAGATCATAAATTCTATGAACCGTGTTTTTCAGTGGATCCAGTATGTGCCCCTTCAGAGGAATCTATAATGGACCATAAACATGAAATGTCATGGATATCACCTTGGGCGAAAGTGTTACTAAAAATTCTGATGGTTCTTTTTTATGTGGCACTTTATGCTACTCCACTTGCAGTGGCATATTTCATATATATACGGTTTGCAGGAAAAAAACAAATCTTTCCTAATAGATAGATGGCATTTACAATTAATTGGGTTCCTACTCCAGGTCAAAATAACGGATTTGTAACAAATAATACTGGTAAAATACAGGTTATTTTGGATTCCGCACAAAATTCATTTGTTTCGAACCCATATAATAGCCCACTCTATATATGTATTCCGCCGACTACATTTCAAGGTGGTGATTTATCATCTCCTACACTCTATGATGCCGCAAAATTTCTAGCGGCGAATGGAATATTTGGTACTGTACAAAATCCCTCAATTAACTATAATGGAAAGAAAATTGTAGGTGGAAAATTTACATTAAATGGAAATCCATGTGGTACATATGAATATAATATACTTGCAGGTGGGACAACCTTAGTTCAAGCAAGCGTAGCAACTCTCTTTAGTAGTACTCCTGATATTTGTTCATTCATTGTATGTAAAGGAAATTTAACTCTAGATACAGGTGCCACACTTATACCTACTGTAACTACAGGATATAGTCAAAATTCACCTACTGGAACTGCACCAGATGCAAATGCCATACGGCGACTTTTTATGGTAGTCTACGTTACAGGAAGTTTAACTCTTAGTAGTGGAGCTCTTATATCAATGAGCGGATGTGGAGGTAATTCAGATACGACAGGAGCAAATATTGCTTCATTTGAACTACCTGTGGCAAATGGTCTAAGAATTGGCAAAAGTCCTTCTATAGGTGCCGCAGGAACAACTCCAACTGCACCTACTAATACTACAAGTACTGGAATTACTGGGCCTACTACAGCGAGATCAGTTGATAGATACTTTACAGGTGGAGGTGGTAGTGGTATTATGGTAGGCGCTGGAGGCGGATCAACTTTACCTGGTAGTGGGGGGGCAGGAAGTTGTTTTTCAGGAGGAACAGGTGGTGGTAATAATAGTAAAAGTGCTGTAGGTTCAACAAGTGGATCTAGTTTAGGCGGTGCAGGAGGAAATACGGCTCTTAGTGTATCGAGTGGAACAGGTGGCACAGGTAATCCTGGTGGTTCAGGTGTCATCACAGGTAATTCAGGGACTGGTGGTATTCTTATTATAATTGCAGAGAGTGCAATTAATGGTACAGGTGCTTCAGTTGCAGCAAATGGAGTAACATCGGGCAGCTCAAATTCTGGAGGTGCTTCTGGTGGAGGTGTAATTATACAAATATCAGGTGATACAAGTTATGTTGCAAATACATATGTATCTGGAGGCGCAGGAATCGGTAGTTCTGCAGCGGGTGGAGCGGGCTTATCTGGAAATTATCAAATATAAATTATATTTAGTTTACTAGATAGTGATGGCATATTTTCAAATGAAATGGACCCAATCAGACGGCACAAATTCATTTAATAATGGTAAAAATGCCTTAACACATACGTTTGACTCTTCAACACAAACCCCTCCACTTCTTGTACAAATTTATCCTCCGCCACTCCCTCCTTTAACCTTAACATTTTCTTCCCCAACAGCTGCTATGTCTTTTTTTTGGACTAATGTTTTTATAAGTACAAATTATTATTATGATATATATGTGCTAGAAAATTTTGCCTATAATCCAGTACCACTTGTTCCTCCAATTCTATTAGTATCAACAAGAACACTAGAAAGTTCTATTATTTATGAAATTCCTCATATTTATATGAATATTAATATACGTTTTAGGATATATTATGAAATTTTAGGAGGTGCTAAAAGTCCAACCTATACAATAAATAATGCTATTTGGTTAAGTATTCCAGATACTCCTGTAATTAATACAAATGTGATTACATATGGTGCAACGAATGTTGATACTGACACATTAACAACTACATGGACGAGTATAGGTGGAGCAAAGTATAAAATTGGTCTGTTTAATACAGATAATACTATATACGGTGATTGGAGTAGTTTTTACGAAACAATCGCCGTAAATCCTTTGAATTTACCTTTTACTGCAGGAGACTCACCCAAATCATTCTATACAAAAATAAAGGCGTATCCTAATACCAACTATTTTGATCAGGAAAATCCTGAAAGTAGAATGAGTATGTCCGCACCATCGGCTACTCTAACATGGTATGCAACTTCACTTCCAAATCCTGTAGCTAGTCTACCAACTTTAACAATTACTCCACAAGGTGGTGCTCCAAACTATGAAGCACCTGTTGCTTCATTTACTTGGAATGCATCAACTGGCAATAATGCTGCATCAAAAGCCACTTTTTATACGTGGACGTTCTATTCTACTGGAGATTTTGGACCTTTTATACCAGCTGGTTCTGGAGGATATACAGGAACAACATATTCAAGTGCAACAAGTGGAACAATTACACAGACATATACATTTCCTGCTCCAGACTTTAGTATTGAGGATGTACAGTTATATGTTCGTTTGAGCGCTGGAAATCGTGCAGGAGGCGGAAATACTTTATCGCCTAATGCCGATGGTGATACGGTTCCTCCTTATATCGCATCCTACACATTTATTGCCCCTTGCCCTACTCCAACGAATATTTATATTTCTGCATGTACTTCTACTTCAATAACGATTTATTATACAGGATATGATGCCCTTTTTGTATTTATTTACACTTATAATATTTATAAAGGAGTACCTGGTAGTTCAACTCTCATTACAACAGGTGAAAGTAATACCGGTTCAAATAATGTAGGAACTCATACAGATACAATTGATATTACTGGATTAGGTGTAACTACAGGAGATACAGTCTATTTTACACAACAAATTACAAGATCAGGTGGTATACCCTCACAAATTGTAGCCTCAGCAACCTTCACAGTAACATAATAAGTTCAGGCTAAACACTTCAAACGAGCCTCTAAATAGAATGGCATCTAGGCCTCGCGGCGATATAACAACCCTAATCGATTTGGCTACCCGTGATAGTCAAGACGATTATTTCACGCCGCTCAACTCTGAGACAACCTGGTTTGCACGCGATCAGGAGCGACGCAATCGCCCGTTTGTCCCCGCTGTTCAGAGTTTCGCTTTTCGTGGCCCTGCTGCTTTTGGTCAACGATTTTCGTTTGATGTGGGTTCCATTGCGTGTGGTGATCTTCTCTTTGGAGTGTTTCTTCAAGTGAAACTCGGCCACTGGTTTGACCCGACGACTGTTCTCCGTATCCTGTCTGGCCGCTATCAATATGCAGATCCAAGTGGTGCTTGGTTTTATGCAAATTCAATTGGTACAGTCTTGGTTCAGAAAGCCGAACTCGAAATTGAAGACCAGATTATTGAGACAATCGATGGTGATTTTACCTTTACTGCAGGGCGTGTAATGGCAGACACAAATGCGCAGATTGGAATCAATGTAGACGGAACAGGATTTTCAACACTTAGCAGACTAACGTCATGGAACCCGAATCGTGTCTTTCCAACTGAAGGAGGAAAACTGATGATCCCACTCTCCTTCTTTTTTAGCCGTGCAAAACTCAAGGAGGCCTTTCCACTTATTGCGTGCCGTGAAGGGACAGTTCGAATCCATATCACTCTACGGCCATTTATAGATTGCGTAAGGGTTGCCAATGGTCTTCGTTCCTCCTGTACGGCTACACCTCTTGGAGAGACTTTCAATTTCATCGATAATGGCTTTCCTTTCCGACCCACGATTCAAATCACGGCCGCAGCCGATGCACCTGCTTTTGAAGACTTCAAGTTAGTCACGTATGGGGCCTATATAAGTGGTCTTGTACGTGAGCGTATGCTCTATACGCCCTTTGAAATGCTGTATCGTGGAGTCCAGACCTTCACCTTTTCTGAGCCCATGAAATATTTAGTAAATAAATCGGCAGGCGATACAATTACTGTACAGTTGCCACTTGAGGCAAACCATCCTATGGAGGAGATTATCTGGTTTGTACGGCGTAAGGCGGCCATCGTTGAAAATAATGAGTGGACGAACTATAGTTCTGTAATTAGTGCCGAGTACAATTCCACATTCAATCCACCGAAGCCGTTTGTAGTCTCTGCGGTCATACAAGTGAACGGTATTGAACTAATTCGTGCAGAGGAGGAGTATTTCCGTCAACTCTTGAGTCGCCATCATCTTGGAGGAATTACTTCTTATAGCTCGTATATCTATGGCTATCCGATTGCAAGAAAACCGTCGGACCATCAGCCCACTGGAACTCTCAATGCATCGCGTGCGCAGAGTGTCCGCTTGACACTCACTGTGACTCCGCCTGGTGGAGTCTACAATCAGGAATGGGAGGTGGTTGTCTATGTTCTTGGTCTACGCTGGCTACGCTTCGAGAATGGCATTGGCAACCAGATGTTTGACAGCTAATGATACTTATAAAAATTTGAAGTTGCTTGCTGGCACTATACAATGTATCACACAACATGGCAACCCCTACGCCTCGTCGGTTCAACAAGTATCCAAATCGGGTTGAGAAGGAGCCAAAATGTGCACATACCTTTGCAAAGACTCTCTTTGAAAATGAAGGTGCAAAGTTTGAGAATAACTCTCTGACGAACACAGGTTGGGCCCATATTCATGTCGCCTTTATTGTAAAGCGTGGCAAGATTCTTGCCGAGGCCTGTAATCAGTTCGGTGCTCGTCATATGGGCTGTGGATATTCGGATTGGAGTATTCATGCAGAGCGGGCGGTCGTCAAGAAGATTGGAAATACTGATCTGCTTCGTGGCGCAGACATGTATGTCTTTCGCATGGGTCGCACACCACAGAGTCGCTTCTCGCAACCGTGTCAATCATGCGAGGTCTTCTTGAAGAAGTGTATGAAGGAGTATGGCCTGCGGTTTGTCTTCTATTCTATCTAACGGGCTCATAGATAGATGGTCGCGGCACTCCTCAAAATCCTTCAATCTGGAATTCAGGATGTGCGACTCCTGGCCCCAAAGGGGCAGCCAAAAATCGATTTTTTTAAGAAGGTCTTCATCAAGGCGGGTCGATTTACAACGCAGTGGTCCCGTATTGACTTCGATCAAATTCCGGATTTTGGAAAGTCTGCGACCATCACATTGCCGCGACAGGGACATTTAATTAGCCGTTTGTATCTGGTGGTGAATCTACCCGATATTGTTGGTCCGCAAATTGCTGCGAAGGTAGCGGCAGATGCATCAGGAGTTACTTTACTGGGCCCCACCTATGGTTGGACAAATTCTCTCGGTCATGTGCTTGTGAGCAGCGCACAGATTGATATTGGGGGGTCCCGTACAGAAGTCCTAGATTCGCAGCTTCTTGAAGTTCTCGATGAGTTTCACACACCTCTTGAGAAGGTCACGTCCGTAAATCGACTTATTCAGCGGTACGACAACGGCTTTACCAAGAGAACAATTGGCTGGGATCCGCAGAAGCGCCCTGCACAAGTGGCCGTCCCACTGCCCTTCTGGTTCAGTCGAGGTGATGCTGGATCCTTCCTACCAATTGATGCAATTAGTACAGATGCTGTGCGCCTCACAATTAACTTTGCGCCGATTGGCGACACATTTGTAAGTGATGTGATTACAGACCCTGCAATAGGAGTTCAGGCAGGCAAAGTTTATCCTCCCATTCTAGGTTCACCTTTCTATGTGGCAAATCCCACTGGCACACTTAGTTATCTTGGACAAAGCGCAAGTATTTTTAAGGGTCATACAATGCCTCTAATACAATCACTTGGTGATACATATTTAATGGCAGAATATATCTATCTCGACAAGGCCGAAGCGAACCGCTTCCGTCTTGCTGATATTTTACTGCCGATTCCGCAACATTATCGGATTGAACCGTATGATACGAAGAATTTTCCTAAAGTTTCTGTGCCGCTTCGTATTCCAAATCCTACACGAGATCTTTTTTTTTATGCAGGGCGATATGAGGCCCCAAGTTATAATGCACCGTTCTTGGCGACGCGCGATCTGAGTG